ATAATTAATTCGCGTTCATTCTGTGGGTCAACATCCATGATTAGATTAAACCTCATCATATTTGACTTGAAGTAATCAATCATTTTAACGTTGTCTGGAATAACATCCAACATCTGTAAAGTGTTGCCCTCTGACATTGTAGTGTTAACTACCTTATTGTAAAAAGCGCCTACCGCCATTGTGAGATATGCTGTGCCTGAAGATTTAACATTCAAACTATCAATAAACATATTGTTAGTAGAGTTATAAACGAAGTTATTAGATGATTCACAGAATATCCCAGCACTCCACTTAATCTCTATAATGTCTCCAGCATTCAAAGGCGCTGCGTTAACAGTTATAGTGTATCTATCTGGTGGCGACACCGCCCGTCCTACTGGTGCTGTTTGTGAAAGTTTACCCCAAGCCTTACCAACCATGTAATCATCATCTGGATAAGTTGGTGTTGAACTTGTCGACCTTGCGCCCGCATAAAAACTATTATCATCTTTCGTGATGTAGAAAGGAACGGCATCTGTTTGAACTGGCACACCTGTTGAAATAGGTGTATAAAACACTTTGATAAATCCATGAATATCACAGATCGTTTTAACTGAACCACCTGAAGGCGTGAACGTAGCGTTAATATCAATCACTGCGTTTAATGAATAAACACCAGTACTCACTACTTCAAATTGTCCTGTTGTTGGATCGTAATTAAAAGCGGGGTCAAACGCTGGTGCTACTGAATCATTTGTAAATATGATTGTATCGTTTGCACTGAATGAACCAATAGGTAGGTTATTACTTTGCGTTGTTCCTGTGCTTGTTAGTTCAGGTGTATTGGCTAAAAATTCCCTTGCCGCAATATCTGTATTTGTTAACTGATAGCATTCGGGTGAAGATGGAATAATTAAGTGATCGAATATAGTATCAGTATCAAAGAACCCACCCGCCTTTACTTTATATCCAGCCCAATTAATAATTCTGAGCATGTACTCTAATTCGTAAATCGAGCATCCTATTTGAGTGTATATGAAATCGGTAGCATCTTGACTGAATCCATAGTCTACTAATGCGTAAACATAACCGTAACCGTAATCAAATGGCTGTAACACTCCGTTAACAAGTATCTGAGTTGCCCAACTTCTTTGCTGTAAGTCTTTTGTTAAAGGGTGGTCGAATATATCCAATCCTTCATAGTCTACTGTTGATTCGTATAAGTCTCTTAGATAAGCGCCTTTAATATCAGAAAAGAAATCAGCGATCTCATTAAACATTGTACATTCGTAACCGATTAGATTACCGTCTTGCTCGATAATCTTATTGAGTCGAATGTAACCGTTTATAATATCTACTGAATCACATTCATATCTTACAGGCGCTTTTGCTGCTGTGTTAAAAGTTAGATTGGTAGCATTGATTTCAAATGCACAACTAAACTCTTTGTCTGCTTCCTTTGATCTAGGAACAACCACTGACTTTGAAAATGAAGCCTTTGCTTTGTCTGGTTCTGATATATCCTTTACACTTTTGGTAATAGATGGATTAAGCCCTTCTGAAAGTGGGATGTAATTCTCATTTATGTATAACCGTTCTACTGCCATTTATCTACGTTGTCCTTCGCTGGTTTGTGAAAGTTTAAGTTTGGCCTCCATCATAAACAACTTATCAATATCTGTTTCTTGCTCTAGCCATGAATTACCTTCTGGCTTTTCGTATGCAATGAAATTCTGAGCGCCTGATGGATCCGTAAACTCCAAATACATTTCCGTAGAGTTCATAAACTGTTTAAGCCATTCATTCTGCTCAGTGGTTAAATAATCTGATCGAACCGTTAAGAACTCTTGAATCTTTGTGTAGTTCGTTACCTGTGCTTGATCTTGGTATAGTCTTGAAATACCAGCATTCGTTAATGGGTACTTCTCATATTTATATCCTTTTCGTTCAATCGTTTCTTCTTTCTGTGATCTAAGATTAAAGTTAAAAGCATCGAAAGAACCAAATCTGTTTTGGAAATGGATTCGTCTTTGAGTGTATCGGCAAGGCTCTTGCATTATAAAAGTCAATGTTTCACTTGCTACCGTGCTGGCTGAATTGGTTAATTGAACCGTGTAGGTTGCTACTGATGAATCAATAATAGGTTGAGCGCCTGAAACAAAAGCACCTGTCATGTTGTTCAATGATTCAGGGCCAGTGGCAACTTTATACATTCTGGAAGATGTCAAGTTTTGTGCTACTGAAATTGCCTTAGTCGCTGTTTGAATTAACGCACCAGCACTGTCATATGTTTTTACAACCAAGTAATCTATATCAGTCGGAGTATCTGAAAGGATATGATGCCAGCCTAGATTAGTAAGTGACACATAATTCGTTTTCATATCCGTTAAAAACTGACCATTCGCACCGTTAGTTACGTTACAGATATAAGTATTGTAAGCCCAGCCTTGAAACTGAAATCTAGTTAACGCACCTTGAAAAGCGTATTTAGCTGATCCGACTGTGATGTCCGGCACAACGGTTCTGGTTGTTGGTGTACTCATGTAAGAATAACCATACTTAACAGTAACCTTAATAATTGATTGCGTTCCGTTTGCGTTTGAACCTAATGAAAAAGGAACTACTGAATTGTAAGCAGATAAAGTAGAGTTACATGCGCCCTCACAATAACTTGACCTATCTACATTGCCTAAATCAAAATCAGGATCAGGTGGCACTTGAAATCTATAATAGGTAGGTGATGTTACATTTTCAATGTAAACATCAAACACATACTTAACACCAGTCAATAGAAGTGTAGCTGGATCCAATCGGACACTTAATTCCATTCTATTATAGACAGGAGTGAACGCCTGTAAATCTGTGAGTATTGTTATTGATGCTGCCATTATTTAAAATCTTTTGATAGTACTAATTCAACTTCCTTTGCTCCCGCTTTTTCCAATCTTTTAACCAAGTCTTTAACTAGGTTCTGGTTTATTACCTCATCCCAAAAGTGGGTCGGCTTAATCCCTTTGTGAAAGATTGAGTTTTGAACTGCAAAAACATTCAGCCCTTTTGCATAAGCCCAAAGACTTAATGCCTCGGTTGGTGGTTTCTTATCCCTAAAAGTATAAGGACTTGCGCCGCCTTTCTGAGTCCAAACGCTACCATCTTTCTTTTGACCGCCAACACCTTTTACACCTTCGTTTATAAACTTCCAATAGTCTTCAGCCTGAAACTTTAACGTAAACTTGCTGTCTCCTAATTCAATCGGTAGAACAACCAGACTAGAGTATAGATTCAAAGTTGTGTTACTTGACTGTTTGGCAATCAAAGAGGCTTGTAGTTTATCTATAACCTCGTTTCCCCACTCAATAAGTACGTCCTGAATACCTTCACCAACTGCGAAAGTCTCATTACTTTTACCCGTATCGTCAAGCCAACTAAAACTCATCTTCTTAATCTTTGTTCAGCCTCCCTTTCAGCGCGTTCTATTTCTTGTTGATCTTTCATTTCTTGCAGCTTGTCAGCATGAAACTGCAAAAGGTTTAAAAACGGTATCACATTTAGATTCTCAAAATATGGGTATCGTTCTGGCCTACCTTCAGACAAAGCATCAATAGTTACTATCCATCCGTACCTTCTAAATAAGATATTTCCTTTTGCACTTGCTCCGTTATCTTCATCATCTTCTTTGTGGAATAATCTAGGATAGCGTCTGTTAAGACTTCCGAGAGCGTCCAAAAAAAAACCGCCATTGGATTAGCAACCTTCAATGGTAATTGTTTAAAGTCCTCTATTCGTTTCTCAATATCTTCAGGGTCAGCTACCTTCTTATTGAATCCTAGAACGTTCTTAGGTTGTGATATCAAATAGCAAAGACGGTGCAGATTGTTTAACCCTCCATCCTTGCAAGCGTTCATTATGGCTGAATATTCCCCGCCTGAATACTTCTTAGGGTTTTCTTTAAATCTGTAACGGTTTCCGTTTACCTTGAATCGCTTAATGACTCTAGTCGGCAGGTCAGTTTCCATTAACTTGTCAACCTTTAGAAGTTCCTCAAACGACCAAGCGTTAATAACGTCTAAATCTAAATCAGTAAGAATGCACGCACGTTGCACACGTAGATCATGCTCCTCTAATTTATCCTTCGGTATGATAGCCTCAGTTTTCTTGATTGCTACATACTGATCGATTGTGACGTTATCCCAAGATTTCGGTATCATAATTTAAACACGTATTAAGTTTTTTATTGTTAACGAGATGAAACGATGTTGTATTTGCCTGATGATCCTTTCTTCAATTTGTTTAGCGCAACATATCGGAGGGCATCAATTAAATGGTTCATAAAATCAACTGGCTCATTGGTTGGGTTGTTTGTCTTTCGATCAACCTTCCATTTGTAAGACTTAAACTCTTTGATTAGATTCTCACCAATCAGATAAATGGTGTACTGTTTGAGCAAGTCAATTGAATTGTTAATTGAATCTTTGCCTTTTATTGCTGCCTCAACTTTCAGCCCTGACCTTCTAAGCTCTTCAATAGATTTTGGCTCTGCCGAATCACATACATACCTATTCGTTCTGTCAAGTTCTTTGGCTAAGTCCTGATTTGTGAGTCCTGTTTGATATAGTGATTCCTTAACATACAGATTACCGTCTGATTTGTAAACGTCTACTGATGCTGACGGATCATTCGTAAATCCAAAGTCTAAACCTGAACCTATGTAATCTGCTCCTGTTGGAACTTCATTTGATTGTTTCCACTTCCTGAATACTAAGCCCTCGATCTTGCCAGTCATTCCCCTAGCATAAACCTTCCACAAATCCTCATCTATTTCCTTTAACCCTTCAATCTTGTCTCTGATCTTCTGAGATAGGAACGGGTTGTGTTCGTGCCACGTTCTAAAGAACTTTACACCCTCTTTACCTATGTAATCGTGAATATAAAATTCTTCATTCGGGTTGTAATCCACAAACGTTCTAATACGTGTACGTAGATGTATTTCATCAAAGATCGGTTTTGGAATACCGTTGATCTCATTAAAGAAACTGTAATCCCTTTTACCTGACTTGGCATCTTGGAAATCCTGAAACGATTTGAACTGCATTGTTGAGCCTGAAACAAACTCGTAAATCCTATCTGACTTGTTATAAGAGATAATTAACTGTTTGAGTTCTTCTGAACTGTCAACGATTGATTGAGCATCCTTTAACGCTCCTACCTTTAGATTGGGTATTGATTGACCTACAACAAGTATATCTGCTTTCTCACGGATTGCAATTGAGAATAAACATTGAAGGATTGAGTAAGTTTTACTAGACGATGTACCACCCTGATTGATTATTAAGTCCTCAGTTGCGTTCAAATTCGCTAAATACAACTCGTTGGTTTTAAACATCTATTTTTTATGGTCTGCTATTTTTCGGCAATGATTCAAAAAAAAGTCTTTATCCATTGCTCTCTTCATTAAATTACAAGTGGTGCAACATGGAACTATATTTGATTCTACGTAACCAATCGAATTATCAACACAGTGGAGACAACTATTGTTTGTATTTAAGTAGGGATTTAAAACAGTAAGCAATCCAAATAAACGCAATACCCCAACCTATACCTTCTATCATTGTTCTGCTATTGGCGGAGTGCCACCCATTACTTCAGGCTTCACCTCTGTGATCGTTTGTTTTAAATTCTGTGTTGATTCATCTGAGTAGCCGCCATGATTACGCAGCCAGAACTGTGAACCCATGTAAGTACCGCCCCAATATAGTTTTTGTTCGTTCCAATGAATCATAAAAGATTTGAATCTATTAATGGTGTTCGAGAACTCCGCGCTTCTTTTCGACTGATCGTCCATTGAACTCTTTGATGCAAAACCTAAAAATAGAGCGCATCCTGTCAGTGTATAAATACCTTTGCCTTCTTTACCTTTCTGTCCATCCTCCCAATCTAAGTAGTCTGCAATCTTCTGAGCAAGTTCTTCTACCGTCTTGTATATTGGTGGTTGTCCTCCGTTGTTATACATTGAAAATAGATTCCCCGCTGTGAATTTTCCTTTCTCGTCTCTACCTTCCTGTGCCATTACAAATAATCTTTAGAGTGTTTCTTTGCTTTACCTTCCACTACTACTTCAGCTTCAAACATTGGTTCGCCTTCTTCTATCTCTCTCATTTCTCCGATGCTTACTACTTCTCCTGTTACTCTTTTCATCTTGCCTCCCATAATAACGTCAAATGAGCGTTTCTCTTTCAAGTCTCTCATGAAGTTCTCAGGTGTTTGCCTTGCTGTTGATCTGTATCGGAACTTTATTTCAGCCATGATTAATACTTAATCTCTAACACACCGTGAATTGGGTCATAAACAACACATACTTTATCAGCATCTTTTGACTCTAATGTTCTCGCCTCTGAATTATAAACAACCAATCCTTTTAGATGCTTTGGCAATAATGAATTAGCAGACACAACAACATCAGTTGGTATTCTTGACGTTAGTTTTACTACATTATTTGTGTCCCAAACTGATCTCATACCGCTATTAGTTTATTCTCAAATTTACCAATCAATTTAACCTGTGCGTCTTTTAAATCCAATTCCTTAACGAAGGTATGCGCTAATTCAAACTTGAAGGGCGTTGCCTCTGTTAACTTTATTACCCATTCTGGTTTAGCCTTAGATGGATCACAGAACATAAAGAACTGAACATTTTGTGTCGGTCGTTTCTTTACTCTGGTAAACATCAAAAAGCGTTCCCAAAGATTCTTAGGAGTAAAGGACATACTCACTGTCTTTGTGACAACGAATTTACCATCTCTTCTTTGGTGTCTTGTATAGGCGCTACTTGGGTTCACCTTTTAATAATTGATATAGTTCACTTAGTTTTTTTACACCCGCTTTGTGGTGGTACTGAATACCAGCCGCATTTAGGTGTGTCTTATAAAACGCAATTTCTTCTGCTTCAGTTGCTTGTGTTGATTCTGGATTAACCACTTCAACCTTTGCTTTAACTGATTTAAACTCTACCAGTTTCTCACCTTCCTCACGTGTTACAATCTCACGCCAATTACAAAGCATATTCATCATGTCTTTAATACATGAAGCGCACGTTGTTTTGGTTCGTGGAATGACTGCGCTATCTGATCCGTAGATTGCTTTCTTTCTAGTGTCTGCGAATGCGTCCCAAATGTCAGCAAGTTTCTGAATGGCTACTGTATCAGTAATACCATAACCAGATTTGAAAGCATCTATCTGTTTGTGGAATGGTTTAAGTTCTTTTAATAGATTCATTTTAGATAAAGATAAGTTTAATACCCATTACGATTAAGTAGATTGCTGCTGCTAATCCCATTAAGCCAAAGATACCACCAACGATCTTTTGCGATTTCGTTTGTTCTTTTACTGGTTCTGTCATAATTATTGTTTTAGTTGTTTTATCTTATTATACAAATCACAACCCGGTTTTAATGTGATAAAAATTTCTGAACCATATTGATTAATCTTTGCAAATGATGTGTCAAATTCTAAAATAATACTGTCACCAATAAATTTATCATTTGCATCAAAATTAGGCTCACTACAATCCTCATACCAGTGAATATTATCATCAGTTAAGAATATGGTTGATTTTGTGCTCATAGTTTTTTATGTATTAAAGTATAAAACAGTGGTAAAGATAAGTAAATAATATCATTAAACAATATACCTAGAAAAATTCCTGTGTATAAAGATAAACATAATCCGCAATTAATAGGCTTTCTATCTATCCACATCAATAAATTATTACGGTATCTTAATCCGTTTGGCATCTTTTTAAAGAATAGCATGATTCTTATCTGATCTACCCACAACCAAACTAAAGTTATTCCTGTAAGTAAATATCTAATTGTTTCCATTTGATTAGTATTTCTGTTATCTTCTTTTTTGCGTGTTGTCTGCTTATTCTATTCTTAATTCCCTTTTGACCTGAACGCCTTTGCATTTCTAAGTAGTTAAAGTTACAGGCTATCCACAGCTCTATCCACATTCGTTCTACCTCGTTTAACTGTACCATCATCTCGGCGGTAGGTTTAACAGTGTCTCTTATGTCTGTGGTTCGTTCGTAATCCAAATCATGCGGTTGAACCTTTCTTTTTGTTTGTTCATGTCTTAGGTTTTGTATATTTAGGTTTCTTGCTGAAAGGAATAGCCAGTTCTTTAACCCTGTCTCTACAAATAACCTTCGCACCTTTCCTTCGTTATCGTAACACTTTATTATTAACTCTTGTTCTAAATCGTTGCGGTCATCTTTTCCTGTCGCTATCACTTGAACGACTTCTTTTATGCTTGGTAGTATTTTTAGAATCAAATCATCCACCCTATTTATACCTGTCTCTTATTGATTGATGAATCTTTGCGCGTTCAGCTTGGTCTGCTCCTGACCCTAAAGACTTTTGTTGGTCATGTCTGCGATACTTTGCTAAGAACTTATTCACGTAACCGCATTTATAACCTCGTTTAAGCAAGTCTAAATTCAAATCCCACTCTTCACCTGTTGTTAATGTCTCGTCAAAGGGTCTTGACTTTAATACTTCAGCCTTGTAGAATAAAGTTACTCCATTGATATAACACTGAGGTATTAAGTTTTCTAGTGTCGGAATCTGGATTGATGGATAGTAAGGCGTATTAGTGCCGTGTTGCATTACTAATGCGTTACCGTGTAAAAAGTCACAGCCTTGCTCTTGCATTGCCTTAACGCTTTCTTCTATGCAGATTGGAGTGAGTAGATCATCATCGCAAAGGTATTTAATGTAATCTCCTTTGCAATACAGTAGGGCTGCGTTAATGTTTTGACTTACGTTGTTTGTTTGATAGGTGTCGGGATTGATTATATCTGATCTTAATAGCCAGATTTTACCTTTGTACGTTTGATAGTGTATTGATTCAATGGCTTCATTTAGCCAACCCCTGTCCTTATTAAAAGGCACGATGATCGAAACGTCTGGAAGTTTACTCATAAATTAACCGCATTAAACGATTCCCTGTGGAAGCGAAGTTATGGTTTTCTTTTGTAATTTCAATCGTTTCCTTCTGAATATTTTTAAACGTATTTTGATCCATCGATAATAAACCTCTGATTATATTGATAAACTCTTGTTCCGTGTTTACCACAGTAAAAGGACTTTTACCATACGCATCTTCATAAACCTTTGGGTAAATGTTATTCGTTAATACGATTTTACCCATTGCTGCAGCTTCCAATGCAGTAACTCCAAAGCATCCATACGGCTTGCCTCTTAGTTCTGGTTTGAATAGTTCAATGTAAATATCACAGTCTTGCATTCGTCTTAGCTGTGCATCATGACTCACTAGGTTATGTGAGTAATTCCACTTAAATCGACCTCTGAACTGTTCAAGCATCTCAATGATCTTATCAGTTCCTTTAACAAAAGCATTGGAAGGGTAGTGTCCGATTACTTTTAACAGCCCGTTGTAAAGTGGTGCGGGTTGCAATTCGATCGGAGCAGTGATGTACTTATGATCTCCTAAGTGCATGAACTCGGTCTGGTCTGACAAGGTTATACAGCCTTTAAACTTTTGATTCAATGCTATATGATTCTCTCGGTAACGTGTGCCGGTATGTGAAACAACAATACGTTTACCTAAATCCTTTATTTGATCGTAGATTTGGTCGCTGCTGTGCATTACAATTATTACTTCAGCATCTCTACACGTTGCAATCATTCGACCCATTGAGGCTACTTGAGATTGTCTAGGGTAAAGAGAATGCTTTTGTAGGGTTAAGTCTTTACAATCTACTCCAATTGATCTGAGAGATTCAGCCCAGCTAAATTGAAGATTACTATAATCTACCGATGAGAGTAATACAATCATTTAACTCTCCATTCAAATAGAAATAATTTAGGCGATACCTCAACCTCTTGAAACGGCTCACCTAATACGCTTACTAAGTCTTCACAATCAACTTGGACGGTATGATTTTTATCAGGCGGAACACCGATTGAAGTTAGTATTACGATGTTTTGTTTTGCTACACTATTTAATCCTGAAAGTGATCTTTTTAAATCAATCACATTATCAAGTGCAGATAACATAAAAACAGTGTCATAACCACCTTCCTTATCAAAGTCATTTAGTTCTTCTGCTGTCATTTTTGTAATCAAATCACTCAATGGAAAGGGATCAATACCAGAGTAAAAACATTCACCAAGTAAAGAGGCAAGGTGCATTTGACCGCATCCAACATCCAAAACTGTCTTACCCACATGAACCATCGAAACGATTCTTTTGTAAAGATCAAGGTTAGGTGGTGACGTTCTATTCTTACGCCATTCTGCTAAACCTTCAGCCTTTTTTTTCCACTCTTGTTCTGATACTGATTTCATAAGCACAAATATAAGATAATAACCTCAATCAAAAGAGCCGCTATGTAAAGTAAGCATCCTGATTTATTAGGCATTATTCAAATATAAAATTTATTTCTTTACACTAAAACATTAATTATCAATGCGCCCAAAAAGTTGGATAAAGTTACTGATTTTATACGTATGTTATG